CATGTTTCTAATATAGTTGGTTCAAAAGAACCGTTACCGCCGTCTAGTATCTCAATACGTGTTAAGAACTTGTAATCAACACCTGAAGCTGCGCTTGACTGCTCGAAGAAGTCGAACTGCTTCTGTAGCTGCTCACCGACTTGTTTCTGAACAGAGCCAGTAACGTCATCACGCAAGTTAAGTGTAAGTGGATCCCAAGTGTGCTTACCTGCTAGGTATGCTTTTGAGTTGTAAATCGGAATTTCCATTTCCTCAAACGTTACGTTAGGGCGCGTTACGTCAACCACTTGCTTTGTTAATTCAGTTGTACCTGAGCTTACGCCAAAGTTTTCAAGTGATACCCTGAAACGATATTGTAGCTTAGGCATTAACAGACCCTGACTAGTAGCCGACTGGTCACTAGCTAGTGGTACTGTAATTTTCGATAATGATGAAATTGCCATTTATATATTCTCCTGTTGCTAGTATTTATCAAAAAGTGGGCTCTATAAAAGAGCCCTAACCTTTTGCTTATAGACCTGCAATCTCTCCTGTGTTCTTGAGTCTCAACGGTATGTAGATAAACTCAATCGCTTTAACAGGTTCAATAGCTACGTCGACGTAGAGTTCGTTACGATCGATTCTTGCAGGTGTGTTGTTTGATTCGTCACACACAACAATATAATCGTAAAGTGCTCTTTGCCCTACTAGTTCTAGCATCAAGCTCTCAACTGCGCCTTTGATCTCGTCACGTGTAATCTTGTCGTTTGGCTCGAACAAGTATGGCTTAGCCAATCTGTTCAACTGCGAACGCAAGTAAATTACAAGACGTGCTACGTTGATTCTGTCTAGTGAACTTGCGTTTCTTGCGCGAGTCTTCTGACCAAATACAACAAGTCCGGCGCCGTTCAAGAAAGTAATCGGGTTAATACTGTTTGAGTACAACGTGTTACGCTGGCCTTCGTTCAAGCTCGCGCTTACAAACTCGCCTTCGCTGTTAATGTAACCTGACGAAGTTGCGTTTGTAACACCGCCACGTCGTGTGCCAGCTGGAGCAAACCATGGGTAGCTAACTTGATCACTTAGTGCGATAGTACGCAGTGCCATGTGACTTGGTGGAACAATAACGTTGTTACCTAGGTTGTCACTTGTAAAGCCTGCTGGGTAATATACACCCATATACTCATCAAAGCTCACTAGACCTTGCTTATTATCTTCAACTGCGTTACGAACGTTCTGTCCCCACTCGTTAAGTGAAGTAGCATCCGGAGTCAATGTCATTGGGCTGTCGCCTACAATGAATGCACTAATTCCTCTATCAAAGTTAAGAGTGATCATCTCACCAATAAGCTCTGGATAGTTTGGCGTTGCCATTACGTTGAACACACGTGACTCATCATCACGGATCTGGTCGTTGCTGTTAACCATTGCTTGCAGTGATTGAACAACTACAATACGCTGAGCTGCTGCGCCAAAGCTACCTGAACCATCGTTCTGGTTACGTGATTCTGTAACCCAACGGTTTGGATAGTAATCTGCCATAGCCTGGCCGCCAAAACGATCATTGTCTAGTGTTAGATCAATGTAGCCACGCTCGAAACGCTTAACGTTAAAGCCGCTTCTACGTAGGTTGTACAGCAACATGCCACGTGGGTATAGTGCTGGATCCGGAGCGTCCGGGTCAAGGAAGTTGCTGCTTAATAGCTCTGCAATAGTTCCTGATGGTTGTGAAGTTGGAGTGCCACCATCTGTACCATAACGTGCATCAGCAAACAGTATACCAGTGTCTGATGTTTGATCAGTTGTATCAACAAGAACAAATCTTGCTGCAGGTCCGTCATAACGATAAATTGTTGGATAGTTCTCAATGTCTGAAGTATCAATCCAAAGATCGTTATCAACAAACTGTGCACCGTCTGAACGCTGTGTTGGCTCGCCTGCGCTAACGATTGGGCCAGCTGGATCTGTGTCTGGAAACTCTTGCAAGTAACCAACCCATGTAGTACCGTTGTGCACCATGATGTCAACTTCGTCAACAACACTGCTGTACCAAAGCTCACCTTGTGATGCAATGTTCTGCGGTGGATCTTCTTGTGCAACCAGGTCCGCTTCTGCCCAAATACTTGCAACATACAAGCCTGGATTTTCGCCAGTAACAAGGTAGAAGTTTCTATTTGTACTTGTAACGTTGTCTGCATCAAATGGAACAAAAATGTCGCCTAGTACGTCTGCTGTATCATCACCGTCTGCACCAAAGCGGATGTCGCCACCTAGTTCATGAGTGATTGTAATACGGTTCTGTGCGTCAACACTTGCAACTACGTTTTCAAAACCTGCTGCGTTAATTGCGCCAGCGATAGCATCTGCATCTTCTGCTGGATCAGTTACGCCAGAGAATGTAATATCAACCGGAACACCTGCTGAAATAGTACGCTCGCCTAGCTGTGTTTCCCAGATAGTGATAGTTTTAACACCACTGTCTTGAGTAGTTGTTAATGGCTGACTTACAATGTTAGTTGGTCCAAAAGTAGTTCTGCTATAAATTTTGAACTCAGCTTGTTTTGGAGTGATACCTTCTGAGTTATAACGAACATAAGTAACACCTTGTGCAAGGTTTAGACCGCCACCACTTCTATCTAACGAGAATAATGCTTCAGCGTTTGATGTAAACAACGGTGCTTCAACTGCGTCAAACAGTTCAACGTCGCTGTTGTAACGGAAGTACCTCCAACGTGCGCCTGCGTTTGGCTCGGTTGATTTGATCCATACACTGCCTGTTGGACGATCGTTGTCTGCTGATCTGAACAGAGGAACGTCTGTGTGTGGGCTGATTTGCAGAGCTGGTGCATAATATACATTGCCTGCTGTAACTTCTGGAATGTTTAGGTTATCAGCACTTAGTAAGTTGCCAGCGCCAAATGTAACAAAATCAGAAACACTGCCGTCGTTGTAAAATGCAACACGACCGTTATCAAGCTGTACAGTTACACCACTGCCAACAAGTGCAGCGTCTAAGCCGTCGACTTGATCTGCTAGATCGCCGTCTGCAATCTCTAGGAACGAGTAAAGTGTGCTACCAACAGTAATATCAATACTGTCGTTGCCGTTACCTAGATCTGATCCGCTGCCTGGAGTTCTGCCTACTAGGAAAGGAATACTTGCCTTCCACTCTGGGCTGCCAAGTAGCTGCCAAGCGCCAGTCTTGTCTTTTACGTAAACAGTAAACTTGTTAGTTGTTGCTTTTACAGCGTATTGGCCGATTGCACCAACACTTGCTTTTGGTACGCCTGACAGCTGGTCAATGCGAGTAGAGTCAGTAATTACAATAGGAGTCTGAGAAGAAAAAGTCTGCCCGCCTGCTGTGCTCGATGGTTCGCCGTTCCACTCAGCAATGCCCCAACGTGTAATCTGTGTGTCTAACCAGTTAGTGCCGTTGTCTGGTGCAGCGCCTGGCTCTTCAGCTAGCGGCTGTAGCGAAGCTAGGTCAATGTCTGCTCTTGTAACATATACTCTGCTGCTAACACCTAGCAGAGAATAAGCAGCTTGCAAACCATATTCGTTTAGTTCGCCGCCGTTAATTGGGTTGTTGTTTGCGTCTGTGTAGAAGATCGGATCACCAAAAGTCTCTACAAGCTCACGCTGTGATGTTAGCAGGTATGGGTTGCCTGCGTTTGCTGCTAGTGTACCTGGTGCAATACCAGTGCCACTACCATTACTCTTATTCTGCGCAGAAGCAACAAAAATCATTGGGACTGTGCCCGGTGCTGCTGGCGTGTAGAACGATTCGTCAATTACCGTAACTTCTACACCTGGTGAGGTTAGTGCCATGTTTATTTCTCCTTTAAGCGGTATATTCCGTTACTAGTATTTAGCGGACATCACTTAAAATACCCTTGTTATATGCGGTGAAAAGGGGGAGAAAAGGTGCTAAATATAAACCTATGCGTCCTTTATGTAAAATCTGCAGAAGAAAACCGTGTGCACTAAATTATTATAAGAACAACAAGGCTTATTATAGGACAAGGTGCGAAAGTTGCTCAAACGACAAAAAGAAAGCAAGGAGTCCGAGGTGGTTTTATAGAGGGTATACGAAGAAAGATTTTTGTGAGAAGTGCGGGTTTAAGAGTAAACACTGTGAACAGTTTGATGTTTATCATGTGGACGGCGACTTAGAAAACTGCCGTCCGAATAACTTAAAGACTATATGCGCTAACTGCCAGCGTATCCTGCAGAAGACAGGCTCTAAGTGGCGACAGGGCGACTTAACGCCTGATTATTAACGAGCTAAGACCTCTAATGCATCGTAACCTAAGTGCGTTACAAGTATGTTATCGATTAGGTCTGTAGTGTTGCGTTTAGTTTCCTCTAGCAGTCCGTTATTGTCAATTACAAAATCAGCCATCCAAGGCTCAAGCGACATGCTGGTCTTGTCTTCTGGCGGCAAGTGATCGCTTCTGTCAACCCAAATTACGTAGTCAAATACACCTTGGTTCTTCATACTGTGGAATTCACGCTTGTGACGCAGACCACAATAGATATCGTTTTCAACATACAGTTCTTTGCCAAGTCGAGCAGAGTCATTACTGTTATAATCAGCAATCATGTTATACCAAAGTTCTCTATGATTAACTCTGTCAGCTAAACATTCTTCTACAGTTTGGTAGTTAAATCGAACTCTAAGTTCGTCGAAGATAAAATGTCGAGCAGCAAAATGACTGCTGGATTCGTATTCAAAGTTGTATTTGTTGACAATATACTCACAGACAGTGTCCTTGCCGTGTCGAGCGTGTCCTATTATCATCAGTTTGGGTGGGATTGTCATTCATGTCTCCAGTTATATAGATAGTATAACTGAAGAACTACTAGATGTCAACCTAAATCAACCGATTAGAAAAGAAAAACCAACCCCGCCGGCCACTTGCTGGATGACGTCTTGTTCAAGTTTTTCCATCTCAGCTTGCGCTTCTGCCTTTAGCGTGTCGCCATTAAGACTAGTGCCGCCTTGTGGTCCTGCGATAGTTGCGAACTTCGAACGTGCTTCGCCTAGCATATATTTGCATGATGCAAGTGTGTAGTCTTTGATCCATTGTGAAGCTAGATAGTCTTCTAACAATTGACTGTCTGGACGATAGTTGTACGCTTCAATAAGAATCTCTTCTGTGTCAGCTCGTGGTCGTTGTAAAATAGTAAGTTTCTTTGTAGTTGAGTTCCATTGGAATTCTATAAAGCTACCAAACATTCTGCCTACTAGTTCTTGATGCTGTGCAAAGAAATCGTAAGTAGCAAGACCGCCCATTTGGCTAGACCCACTAAGGAGATAGGTATTTGTATATGCTAAGTTAAACGGTTCGAACACTGTGCCGTTGCCGCCGCCACCCTGGCGAGAACCAACACCTCTTCGATACAGCTTGCGCACTTCAATAACTTCTTTAGGCAGAATGTATTGGTTCTGATCCTGCACTAGCGGAAGAAAGAGATACGATTCTTCTACTGCGTGGTCCGATCGTTGTCGAAATTTTGTTAAAGCCTTTTTAAGCCCTGTCTCGTAGTGGATCGGGTCGAGTTCTACATCAACCATGCCGCCGCCTAAAAAGGCTTTAACATAATCAAATACTTCCTGTTTTTGTGTTGCTAATTGGTCTTGCATTGATGTATCAGTCATTAAAGTTCTCCGTATTGTATTTATCAATGGATAAATATGTTTACAATAAAGGTAAAGCTGATGCCAAGACTAAGTTTATACAAACCAACCCGTGGAAATGATTATTATTTCTTAGACAAAACAATTTTAGAATCCTTCACAGTGGGCGGAACAGATGTCCTAGTGCACAAGTATCTAGGAACCGACGACGGCGAAGTTGTCAAAGACAATACTCAAATACAAGACCTGCTGTTTCTAGAAAACAGAGACAGGAAGTACGACAACGACATATACAGAATTCGGGGTGTGTACAGTGTACAAGATTTAGACTTTGATCTGTCACAATTTGGGTTGTTCCTTAGTAACGATACAATCTTTATGACCATTCATATTACTAGTTCAGTGAAAACTATCGGGCGTAAAATTATGAGCGGAGACGTAATCGAGTTACCACACCTTGAAGACGAATACGCTGCTAACGATTTTCAGACTGCGCTAAAGCGGTTTTATGTAGTAGAAGACGTTAACCGTGCTGCCGAAGGCTTTACACCTACTTGGTATCCACATTTGTACAGACTCAAGCTCAAGCAGCTCACAGACACACAAGAGTTCAGCGATATACTTAACAAGCCAGAAGATGAGGACTTGTTCGAAGGCGAATACGACGAAACTATCACATATCAAGTAGGTCAAGTTGTGCGTTATGAAGGCGTACTATACGAAGTAATAGTCGAAACCACAGGTAATCTTCCAACAGATACTGACTTTTGGAAGGAGTATCAAGACAATACACTAAGAGACTTGTTGAGTACATACGAACGTGAAATGCAAATTAATGCAGGCACTCTTGCAGAAGCTGATGCAGATGCAAAGCAAAGTGGCTATGACGTTTCGCACCTTTATACTGTTGCTCTTAACCACGACGGTAGTGTAGAACTACAAACTGTAGACGAGTCTGATATTGATGCAAGTGCATTTACAGCAACCGCAGACGGAATTTACGGTAAGCCCGACAGACTAGGATACACAGGTTATTTGATTACAGATTCACAAGCACCTAACGGCGAAGCATTTGGAATGGGCATTCAATTTCCTGAAGATAACGTTGAAGGCGATTACTTCTTAAGAACAGATTTTATTCCTAATAGAATGTTCCAGTTTACTGGAGACAGATGGAAGAAGATGTATGACGATGTTAGAATGACTATGACAAACGGCAGTGATAGACTTACACAGAAAGGCACGTTTGTTAACAACGATAATACAACAACAGTAGCAGGTGAAACATTCCCAGAGAAGCAGAGTCTGTCTAAAGCTCTTAAACCCAAGGCTGACAATTAATGCATATTTACAAATGGACACGCGGAGCAACGAAAGGTAAGAAGTTTTCCGAAGAGCACAAACAAAAGATAGGTGCTGCAAACAAAACTCGCTATACTGGAAAGACTTGGGAGGAAATGTACGAGGTTGAAGGTGCAAGACTGCGTAGAGAAGCTCACAAGTTAAGGGCACAACAACGAAAGGCAGAGGTGTAAATTTTGGACTTTTTTTATGATAAACAGATACGACGATATCTTACTCAAACAATTCGACTATTGAGTAACTTTTCGCATCAAGACGCAAACGGTAACCTCAAACAGGTTCCTGTAATGTACGGTGATCTAACACGACAGGTTGCAAACATTATTAGAGATAATTCTGAGAATAAAATCCCCAGTGCACCGAGGATGGCTGTTTACATTACTGGTCTCGAACAGGACAGGACACGAACTGCTGACCAATCATTAGTTAGCAAAGTGAACGTTAGAGAACGAGCTTATGACGACCTTAATAACGAATATCTAAACACACAAGGGCAGAACTATACAGTTGAGCGTCTAATGCCTAGTCCGTATACTCTACGAATTAGTGCAGACATTTGGGCTTCTAATACTGACCAGAAGTTGCAAATTCTTGAACAGATCTTAGCATTGTTTAATCCAAGTTTTGAAATTCAAACAACAGATAATTACATTGACTGGACTAGTTTGACAGTTGTTAATCTTGAAGGTATTGTGTTTAGTTCAAAATCTATCCCGGTTGGCGTAGACAGCGAGATTGATGTTGCTCAGCTTACATTTAGTATTCCTATCTACTTGTCTAGCCCTGTTAAGGTCAAGAAGCTAGGTGTTGTACAAAAGATTATCAACAGTATTTACGACGAAGCAAACGGTACTGTTGAACTAGGACTTAGTGGTCCGGAGTTAGCAGCGTGGGCAGACACTGCTCCACCTGTTAATACTACCGGTAGCATACAAGATAACCTAGAAGGCAACGAAACTAACACCACTGCTAACATTACTAGGAATAATAGGTCAGTGGTTACTACAACCTGGCAGGACTACGGACTGTTTGTGAACGGCAACCAAGCCCAAATTGTTGACGGCCAAAGCGTTGGAACAATTAATTGGCAGGCATTATTTCAAGCATATCCAGGACGGTACCAAGCAGGCTCAAGCAGAATCTTTTTACAGTCGTCTGAAACTAACAACTACATTGTAGGTACAATTGCGTTAGATGATATGGACTCGACTATTGTTAATATTACTTGGGACGGTGATACAATTCCTGAAGATACTATTATCCAAGGAAGAACGAACTTAGATTACATTATTGATCCAACTAGGTTCAACCCATCAAGTGTCAAGACGCCAGGTGCACGACTATTGCTTTTAGCTGACATTGGTAATACAGATAATGTCGACGGTGCAGATGCTTGGAAAAATCAAGACGGTACTGACTTTGTTGCTAGTGAAAATGATATAGTTGAATGGAACTTAAATTCTAACTCAAGTCTTTATGAATGGCGTATCGTGTTTGATGCCAGCGAAGAGACTAATGTTGTTTACACTTCGAATCTAAACACAGGGTATCAATACAAGTGGACAGGCGATTACTGGATCAAGAGTTGGGAAGGCGAATATTCAAGTAGTGCTTGGAGCTTAGACCTTCTAAGCTAACTATTAGTATGGACCAAATAGTTTGCAGTGGTGCACTGTTTTATGCACTAGACACACATAGATTCCTATTCATTCACCGGACCCAAGGTCGTCACAAAGATCACTGGGGGCTAGTTGGTGGCACTACTGAAGGAATCGAAACTCCTTGGGAAGGTCTACAGAGAGAAATACAGGAAGAAATAGGCAAAGTTGAGATTTTAAAGACAATGCCGCTTGAAAGTTTTGTCTCTAACGATCAGCATTTTCACTTTCACACTTATCTAACTTTGGTTACTGAAGAGTTTATTCCTAAGCTAAATCACGAACACAATGGATACGCTTGGGTCAGCTTTGGCAAGTGGCCAAAGCCTGTTCATCATGGATTGCGTAATACTTTACAAAATAAGACAATTCAAAGTAAACTTCAAACTGTCTTACAAGTTATTGACTGGATGGATCTCAGTTCCAAAACGGGTCAAACTGATAGCTAACAGTAACATAGTCTATGCCTGTGTTAACTTCGTGAATACTTGCAGAACTATGATGTGACCATTCAAGACGCCAAACTTTATTGAAGTCGACTCCTAGACCTAATCGAAAGTTTGTCGGACCAACTAGATTACTTCCGCTATTAGCACTTACGCCTAAACGAAAATACGGTTCTACTCCTTTGTAGCCCCATAATGGTTCTGTAACGTAAGACACAGAATAGATCTCCAAGTTATCTTCTTGTACACCATTTTTAGTATCACCTTGCTTCATAATCAGAGCCTGAACTTCCCAATTGTTATACACAAAGCCAACTTCGCCTACTCTTAGTGTAGAATTTATTAGTGTTGAGCCTAGACCAATATTAAACATTCCGTGATCGTCTGCATTTGATTTAGCAGAATAACCTGCTGCTAAAAGCAAGATTACAAATAAGATAACTCCTGCTACTGTTTTGTTAAATTTCATACGTCACCTTATAAGTTCGCTATACGAGTCTGGAAGTCTGTGAAGTCTGCAGAAGCTGCTGTTACGTCTTTAAGAGTTTGAAGACTTACGTAGCCTGGTATAGTATTGTTGATACCATCTACAAGAATTGTACTATCGTCGCCAAATACCGATCCTGACATCTCACCTTCCAATGTGCCTACTACATTACCTTGCACATTACCAAAGAACGTGCCTGTGGCCGTAATGTCGCCTGCTGTGATAGCATTAGTTGTTGTACTGCCGTTGCCGGTAACGTAATCAAGAGTAAAGTCAGTTGCTGCCTGCGTGCCTACTGTTGCTGCGTTGCCGCCGTCAACAGAAACAGTTAGTGTAGCATTGCCTAGATCTGTAAACGTTGCAGAACCAGTTGCGTCACCGTCTAAGGTCAGCGTCGGGTCACTTGCTGCTGTTGTTGCAATGTCAACGTTGCCTGTACCGTCTACTGACACGCTACCAGTAACTGCTCCAGAGACGCTAATAGTTCTTGCTGTAGCCCACGCCGCTGCTGTGTCTGCATTACCTGTTAGTGCACCAACAAACGTAGTTGCTTCAACGTTTTTGTCGAATACAAAACGGTCGGTTGCAGAAGCGTATGCCAGTGTAGCTGTGCCATCTGTGCCTAAGTCTACAACAATACCTGCACCATTAGCTGCCGTTGCGTCTGCTACGCCGTCTGCAAGAATAAGTGTGGTTGACGTTGTAGTCAGCGAAGCCGAGTTAATGTTTGTGTTACCGTTAACAGTTAGATCGCCTGTGATGGTTGCATTGCCACCTACGTAAAGGTTCTGTGCAATACCTGCACCGCCGTCAGTAATGATTGCACCTGTGTCTACAGAAGTTGACTGAGTTGTGTCGGTTTGAGTAATTACACCAGTTACGTCAACAAGCCCACCTACGTAAAGGTTCTGTGCAATACCTGCACCGCCGTCAGTAATGATTGCACCTGTGTCTACAGAAGTTGACTGAGTTGTGTCGGTTTGAGTAATTACACCAGTTACGTCTAGTGTACCGGCTAGATTTAGTGAAGTACTCCAAGCTGGCGCGGAGCCATTACTTGTTAGTACTGTATTTGCTGCGCCTATAGTCAGTGGCCCTAAGCTGTCTGCTCCGTTGCCAATCAGAATGTCACCTTGGGTGGCTGTATCAAGACCAGTACCGCCGCTGGTCACTGGAAGTGCAGACGTTAACGACATTGTGTCTGATGTTACGTCACTAGCAACTACGTTACCTCTAAATGTAGTAGCTTGAATGTCACCTTGTGTGCCTGATGCTACTTCTGTTGTAATCGTTGCATCAGGTACAAATGTGAAGTAACCGGTTGAATCATCAAAGCCAAAGAAGCCGTTCTTTGCAGTAGATCCGTCGTGCCATTTAAAGTTTATACCACGGTCTTGATTGTCATCGCCAGTTGGTGCTGAACCACTGTTTCCTGTACCAATTGATACAATTCTGTCAGTTGTGTTAACTGGCCCGTTAAAAACAGTATTGCTGCCGTTAATAACACTAAAGTTGCCGTCTACAATTATACCGCCTTCGAACGTGCCGCCTGTGCTTTTTGCAACAACATCACCAACTCTAAAGACACCTAACACTATAACATTAACATCAGTATCAAAGTCTACAGGATCAACTAGTGTTAATGAAGTAGCGTCAGTGGTATACTCTTCACCTTCTTCAAGAACAATACCATTTCTGATTACAATTTCTGTGCCGCCTGAAACGGTACTAAATGTATTACCATTGTCGTCAATGCCTGAGAATACTTGCTGTCCTGAATCAGCAGTAAACTGATATCTAACCAGTGCACTTCCTAAAGGCAGAACTGCCCAGTCGTCAATGCCCGGCGTTGCGTTATATACTTCGTAGCTGTTGTTTGTAGTGTTCCAGCGAATAGCACCTGTTGTATCTGCTGGTCTTTCTGCGGAAGTACCAATCGGAAGTACCAACGACTTGTTTGTGTTCATAACAACGTTGCCAGTACCCGTTGGGGTAATGCTAATACTAGTGTTGGCTATTGTAGTAGTAATATCGTTAGATGACAATAGTAAGTCGCCCAAGTATCCGTTGTCTGAATAAGCATTAAGCCAAGTCTGCGACGATGTACCAAGGTCGTATGTTCCGGTTGAGTTCGGAACAAGATTTGATTCAAATTCTGCACCAATTGTGATACCGTCTGTGGTTTCGTCACCAATTGTAATATTACCATCGACTCTTAGGTTACCGGTAACGATAAGATTCTTAATATTACCAGTTGTACCAATCTGCGTAGCACTATTGGTTATAACTGAACCGCTTGTTCCTGCTTGTAATTCTAAATTTTGACCGGCCAAGGTAGACTCTATCAGTCCTGAGCCTGCTGTTATAGCTGGATCGCCGTTAATTGATATTGTACCGTATGATAGTTTTGTATTTGTGTTTGCTGCGTCGTTGATTGTCAGCCTGCCGTTAATGATAACACTGCTATCAGTATTAGTATCGATAAGAATATCGGAACCATCTGCGGCTGTAGTTGTAGTAACTTGGTTCTGGGTGAAAAGTAAATCGTTAGCTTCGACACCTGCTGCGGCATCAAAACCAGTTAGCCTAAGGTTACCAGATAGTACTGTAATGTCGTTTCCGTTAATGTCAACATTGTCTACAGTTGCTTGATCTGCTAATAGTAAAGTTGTTTGAGTGGTGCCGGTAACATCTAGGTCAACGCCTGGTGTTCCGTTGTTTACGCCTATGCGGCTATTGGTAACATCAAAGTACAGGAGATCTGTTTCTACTGCTATGTCTATTCCATTTCTTACTAGGTTCGCCTTGAGTAGCGGACCCGATATACGACCTGTTGCAGCCATTATCTCTCCTTATACGGGGATCCTGTCCCTCTAACCACATTACCTCGCGGGTTAACCACGGTTTGTTCCTGCAAAGTTCCTCTTTGCATCAGTAGTATTTATCGTTGCACAAATAAAAAGCTGCTTGGGTAGCAGCTTATTTGTCAAAGTTATGAATTGCAACAACAGGCCTGTCGGCGTCTGGGGGTGATTCAAACACAATATATGATCCGTCTGCATACGGAGCATTTGGTCCTGCAAGACTTCCACTTGTACTTGTTTGAAGAGTGTAGTTTTGTATTTCTACAGTTAAGTCATCAAGTAACGGTCCTGGAATTTGGAACACGTTTTCTACATAAACCATAACGTTCTGAGCTGCCAGCGGTACCGGAAAGTCTGTGTCTCCTGAATCTAACGGTCCAAACACAGTTTCTGTAGCGTCACCGTCAGCAAGATACTGCACTACAATACCTGGGTCTTGATTAGGCTCTTTGAAGCGTATCTCTCTCCAGTCACCGTTTTGATATACTTCAAACTGATTGTCGTCGGTATTGTATCTTAGATGACCGTTGTTTGCTGTAGCCGGGCGCTCAGCTAATGTACCTTTAGGCACTAGCAATACATTATTGCTGTCAAGAATTACTTGATCATCAACATCGTACTTTACGCCGTTGCCTCTAATGCTTCTTAAGTTTGTGTTCTGTGCTTTTATTAGCCTCATTAGACCTCCAAGTAACTCACTGTTGCTACTAGGTTTTCAGCGCCTGTTGAGTAGCCGTCAATTACGATTCTGTCAAACTCGCCTAGGATAATCTTTTCCGAATCAAAAGTAAAAGTTTCACCTGCCGGAAGTGATAGTTTTCTAACTACGACGGTTGTACCAAAACTTGCGGTGCTACCGTCCGGAACTATGTACATATCAAACTCTTCTGCCGGGTCTGCTCCGTCAGGATCAGCACTGTTACATATCATAATTGTTGTTACAGCCCACGCTTTATTGTCTGGTACTGATAACAAGGTGTGTCTGTAAGACGTCGATGCGCTTGGTACTACTGCATATTGCGCATCAACAAGCTGCCCGTTTTCATTAATAAATTCGCCACCGCCATTAACTAAAAACCCGTCGCCGTCAGTTGACCACCCCGCATTGGATATGTCAGTTGGCGTAAGGGCCCTGTCGATAATTGCTACGTTTCTTATTGCCATTATATATTCCTATTAAAAGATCATGCTATACAAGATTGCTTTATTTTTACTTATGATTTCGTCTCTGTTTGACGGCTTAGTCACGGTTGGCGTTCCGTTTATGTCTTCTTCTACTTCCTGGTTAACGAAGTATATACCTGTTCCGCCGGTTCCTTCGATCTTAGAATACAGCTTAGTTCCTACCGGAGGAGTTGCTGGGTCGATAACTGCGTCTCCCGGACCAGCCAAGCCGTTAAGATGCTGCGATGTCGGAGTTAATACTAAACTATCATCTATCTCCACACTTCCGTACCTATCGCCGACCAATACTAAACTTTGATCTTCAATAGTTGATCTAATAGCGTTACCTTCTATAACAACATCAAAAAATCTAGTAGTTGTGTCTCTAAATGTAGAAGTTATAACGCCGTCTATGCCAACAGTTGCAGTACTTACACCTGCTACGTTTCCAGGACTATCAGTAACTTCAACAAACGTTTCAGTAGCACCAAATGTTCCATCTTGAATTCTCGGTTGACGTGTTTGTGTTAACTGAAATTGAATTCTGTCATTAATAAACTTTCTGTTAGGAATGTCGTCGTCGGTTATAATAGAAGGAAGGCCTAATGCTCCTGCTTCGGAGCCAAATGCTGCTGCGCGAAGTCTAAGTCTTTCTGCATAGTCTTCAGTTCCGGATACAGTAAGTACGCCCGGGTTCTTAGTACCGTCTGCTTGTACACCAAGTAAGTTTAAGTCTGTACCAGGTGTAGTAATACTAACAGCTTGAATACCAAGTAAAGAGTTTGTTCCACCTTCAACTCTTGGCACCCAAGCGCCTTTAATAACGTTTATGTCTACTGGGTCGTAGCTTGATGTTTGTGGATCAACATAAGAAATACTACCGTCGTAAACCCATCTTGCAGTCGGTTGTCCAGCGCCCCGGTTTACTTCGATACCTGATATAATATCTTCAGGTACTAATGATGGTAATACAGGCGGTGTGCCTGGATCGGCATCGTCGTCTATTAACTCAGGACGGTTTAGCTGAATAATGTTATCGTCTATTACTAGATCGTTAGTAAACACAGAAGTTGTTGCACCTCTAATTTCTAAGTCACCTGTGACAATAACTTTGCCCGGCTGGCTAGGAACACCGGTGTCTAATACTATGTTGCCGCCGTTGCCTATTTTTAGCGTATAGTCGCCTGATTCTACGTTTACATACTTTGCCATTTAATAATTCCTAAAAAATGGGGACGAATCCCCATAGATTAAATTTGAGTTAGAACAAGTACGTTTGCAGTAGAGTCATCTTGGATTTCCCAAGTGTAAACGTTGTTGTTAAAATCAATTACAGTTCTGTTCTGTAGCTTACGAATATATACAGCTGATCCGCCTTCTACAAACCCAGTAATTACCATCTCATTATCGCCTGGAGTACCAGAGTTAACAAGTTCGCATGAACCTTGATTGCCCGAACCGTCTGCTGCATCGTTTACTACAAACACTGTTTCTGAGCGTTGGCTAACGATAATACCAGTTTCTGATACTGCATTAGTGCCTACTTTTACTGTTGGTGAAAATTTAGCTTCACCGGTTAGATCTCCACCGCCGTCTGCGGTTGGGCCTAAATATCTTGAATTAATCGGACGTCCCATTTGTTTCTCCTTGGTTACGTTCTAAGTAATACGCGGCGGGTCACTTCCGCATAAGTCCACTGAATGTGGCACGATTATCGACACAAGTATTTATCTTTCAAGTACCCACTTCAGTTTTCCGCAGTCCCATACTTTTAACAAGCCCATTTGCTTGGTGATCTGTTTTTCAGTTAGTGCTGGGTCGTAACCTTTCTTAACCAGCTTTTGTTTCGAGAATGTAAAACGGTGGTACAAGCGTTCTTCTCTCGGTTTCACATACCAGTAGCTGGGCGGGATTTCTTTTTCTAAGGTAAACCCCAATACTCGGTACAAGTTACCGTTGCTCCATTCGTTGTCAGAATACGATGTAACCTTCTCAGGGGTATACTGCTTCATAAAGGCCTTTAACAACTTTGACGCTCCGCCGACTACAGATACAGAGGTAGCATATCGCACCAGTTCGTGGCCAGTTTCAGCTTTGCCTATAGCAATACGTTTTTGGGCAAACGTCATTAAAGACACCAGATCGTCGTTGTAATAAAGTCCCAGGCGGACACTTGCCGGAGTATAACCTAATATGTGATTGGTTGCTAAGAATGTCTTTGAATCTACAGAACTTACTTCTTTAATAACACACTTACGAGCAAATACTCGTTGTGATTGTTGATTTAATTTGTTTTTTATAAACTTCTTTACAATGTCGTTCTTTGACTTCCAGTACGTTGAAAAGATAGTTATTAATTGAATCCCTTGATCTTTACACTCTTTATACTTGTTATGATGATAACTTCTTGTAATATGATCCACGTCATCGTGATGCCAATACACGCCGTTGTACTCTATTGCTATATTAAAGTCCGGGAGAAATATATCTATCTCTTTCCTCGAAGGAAGTATCGAACGACTGTTTTCTACAATATTTGTTATTCCTAAACTTTTTATAAAATCAACTACTTGTTTTTCTTCTATACTCTTAAACGGTTGCTTTATTTTGTGCTTATTTAAGTATCTATATATAGTTTGTATATGAACGTTTAACTCGTCAGCAATATCATACACAGACATAGTATTAAACATTTCTGTCATTGCTGCTGGGTCTCTAAGTTTCTCAATACCTTTGTCAAAGTATCTCGCAGACCAGTAATTAGTATCTTTTTCTTTAAACGTCTTTTTAATCTGTATTGGATTGTTGTAAAAACGTGACCCGTACTTTAACAGTTTAGTTTCTTGAACACCGTCTACAATATTAGCCACTCTCTCTGTGTCGTTGTACACAGCAGCGTGGTTCTTTTTTGCTACAGCAGTCTGACCAGTGTTCTCAACGCCGTACCGAGCAAGCGTTGTTTTTTTACGTTTCTCAGAAATAGATTCTTTTTCAGAGTTACTATAGTTGTTCTTTGTGGCAGAGACTTTATTACTCACAGACTCCTTTGCGCAAGAACATACATTAGCTCTTCCGCAAAACCTATATCCCTGTGTTATGCTGTTGAACTTCTTCTTGTTACCTAAGTCACAGACGTTAGCTCCTGGGTTAACAGCATTGTATATTTTTTCAGACAACGAGTCTCCAGGGAACGCTATTACGTAACTGTAAACAGTAGCATCTGCTTTGACTTTAGCTGACAACTGTCTTACTGGTGTGTTTTCTATTATACTTACTAAGCTGTCTTTGACTGTCATTGATCACATTACCTTTGGGGCTGCCTCTGCACGTATTTATACACTACTGAGTTACATTATAGCACACACGAAAAGGATAGTCAAAAAAATAGGCCCTGTAGGACCTATTTTATATTTTCTAATTACTAAGTAATTCTTAGCTAAAGCTAACGTTGCCGTTACTAATAGCCACTTTACCCAAGTAATCAGCTGCGTTGCCTAATGAACTTGCGGTATTGCTTAGCTCGACATAGCCGTAGCGTGTCATAAAGCTAACAACAGGTTCGAAAGTGCTTGGATCAAGTACAACGCCTGAGCTCATTAGCGGGATATATGGGCAATAGAACGCCGCAGCATCCGACTCGCTTGTACCCTTGTAACCAATAAGAACTGGTGATGCGTCTGAAGCGTATGTGTTAACATAAACTTTCATAGCGTTGTTCAAAGTACCAACCATCTTAGTGTTAGTTGGAGCTTCGAAGGTGCCTTCAGTTGTACGAGCAAACGCACTAGTTGTAGCACTCTGCAGGATGGTTAGTGCAAAAGGACTAACAACAGCCCAGTTACCTGCGCCACGACGTGTACGCTGAGCAATCAAGTTACTTACGCGGTTGATCTGAACAGCTAGTGCAGCGTGCTCGTCACCTACGAAAGTAGCAGTACCACTAACAGCAGCCTGGTCATATGTCTCGCTAGCTGCGCCAGCAAGGTTTTCTAGGCTACTAAGTACTTCTTGGTCGATTTCAGCAGTAATTTCTTGTGCCAGTGCAGCCATGATCTCTGCTTCGATATCGATGCCGTGCATTGACTGTGCATCTTGTGCACCTTCAAAGGTCCAGCGAGCGCTTAGCTTGCGTGACTTAGCTTCAACAGTTTGCTTCAAGATCTGGATGCTCATTCTGTTACCAGCGTTACCTTCTAGTGAAGATGTTGCTGCTGGAGCTTTGTTGCTGCCCGGTGCACCTGAGTACGCCTCAGCAATCTTGAATGGGCTTAGAGCCTCTTCACCTGCACTTGCGCCGTTGTCGCCGTCAGCGTAACGTACACGAAGTGTGTGAATCTGGCCAACAGGGCCAGTCATTGGCTGAACACCAACTAGCTCGTTAGCAATAACTGTAGGCATTACACGTCTGATAACAGGTAGGATTACACGGTTAAGTGTAGCTACGTTACCAGCTGATGTTGCGCCTGCTGTTGCACTCTCTGACAAGTGCTTGCGTGTGTTTTCTAATGTAGCAGCCATTACTGACTTCTTGTTACCATCTAGGCCTTCAAGAAGAGCAGTTTTGGTATCCTGCCAGCGTGATTCTAGTAGTTCTGACATCATATTCTCCTTAGTTTAATCCAGCTAGACGGCGTAATTCAAGTACATTTGATTCGTCTGCTTGTTGTGTCATATTTTTCGGGTGTTTCTTATCGCCTGTGACTTCTTTACCTTCTGATAGTACCGCTTTGCGTGATGCCGGCTTATTGCCATCAATTACGTTAGGTAGATACTTCTCAAAAGACTTTTGAAGTCTATCGGTTTGCACAGATTCTAACAAATCAGTCATAATCTCTCTTTGGTCTCTATTCAAAGGACTAGTAAGTTCTGACATAATTTTCTGTCTGCGCGTCGATTCTTGCAACTTCTGATACTCATTGTTACGAGCTTCAGCAAGGTTTTTTGCCTTAGCAGCAAATGCCTTCGCCTCGGAAAGTTGAGCTTCTTTTGCGCGGATGACTTTCATCAACTTTGCACTTTCACTCTTTTCGTTTAGGTAGCTGTTTGAATACTCTGAAGCAAATGCTTCAAACATCTTACGACCGAAGTCGTTTCTGCGTGCTTCTTCAATATCTTCTTTCAGCTGACCAATTTCGCCGCGTAGGGCTCCGTCAACAGTTTCTGATACTGCTTTAGCACTTCTTTCAATAAAGTCTTTCTTAACCTTACCGAAGTGTGTCTTTGCTTCACGGACTAGGCGTACCTTAGTCTCAGCTAGATCTTTCTTGTCTTCATAGAACTCTGCAATTTCGTGTGCAAGAGCATCAACTACAAATTCTTCCAGCTTAGCCATCTTAGTAGCTTGTGCCTTCTTGTCTTCGTGTAGTTCGTTAATTTCTGATTTTAGCTGCTGCATAACAAAACCTTTCAGTTGCTTTGCGTTTTCACGCATTGCTCTGTGGTACTTTGCCTTAGCTTCAGCTAGTTGCTTGCGGTCTTCTGCAAACTCAGTAATTTCTTCAGCAAGTCTTTCGCTCAACATTTCGTCAATGGCCTCAACCATTGTCTGCTTGTCGTGCTCATACTTCTGTGCAAACTCTTCACGAAGCTCAGCAGTAACTTGTTGACGATTTTCTTTAATCTTCGTGTCCCAAGCTTCTTGTAGTTCTGCTTTCACTTCTTCCGATACTGCGTTGCTCTCGAAGAGTGATTTTAATGCGTCCAACATATTATTCTCCTCGCTTATCGGAGCCCGCTTATGATATTCAATAAGCTCTCTTTTAGATATTTCTGTGCTTTTGGATCGTGCTTAGTAGCTTCAGCTAACTCGTATGCTTTCATACCGCCTCTTGTGTTCATCATGTGTTCATAGATTGCAGTTGGGTAAGCACCTGGTGCGCTTGGTTGTGCTACACAGTCGACAGTAATAATTTCAAAGTCTGAAACTGAATTACTACCGTCTTCTGACACGTTACCTGAACCCCTAGAAGAGACACCTAGCTTAACGCCTGCTTCAAGCATCGTCTTTACTAGGTTCCCCATAGGTGTCGGTAATATTTTTAGCTTCCCGTATCCGTTTGGGCCATCCATCCACATTTCTGTGATCATATGACTTACACGGTCTAGGTTGATATTAAGACCTTCTGGATGATCAACTTCTCCAAGAACTGAATAGCCTCCGGTGATCTGATCATTGAGAGTTTTGACAGCCCTGCCAATTTCGTTTACAGGATATACACGTTGGTTCGCATTGCGTACACCACCTTGAATACAAACACCTTTCATATAAAGATCTTTGCCTTCATTAGCAGACTCAATAACCATATTCGCCTGGTCAAACGTCAAATTCTCTTGTAAAGTTCTCATCAAACGTCCCTATTACTTCTTCTTGCTGCTACCAATAATTGGCTTAGTGTAAGCTCCAGATTCACCTGGACATTTCTTCTCTGTGCCGTGTCCTTTAGACATAGGCTTCTGAGCTTTACTTGCTTTGCCGCCTGGCTTATTGATGTTTCCAGCGTCTTGGTCTTTAGCATTCAGGTCGCCTAGACCAGCATGTTCGCCGCCATCATTTGTATCACCGCGTGCGATGTTTTGAGTGGTGCCGGTTCCCATTTTGTTAGGACTCGCTACAGTTGACTTAGTGTTAGTGCCGTTGTCGCCACCAATCTTTGAGCCAAGGTCGCCGCCCTGTACTTTCTCTACGTATTCACGCATTTCTTCGCCTGAAGACTTTTTCTTAGCGTCTTTCTTAGCGTCTTTCTTGTCATCTTTCTTAGCTTCGAATTGGAAACTTTCATCTTCCTCTTCTTCGCCGTCGTCGCCGAAGTCCATATCGTCTTCGCCTTCTTCGTCGTCGCC